GCGAACCCATCATATCCCGTGCCTCCACCCGGCTCAAAATCCCACTCCTCGCCTTCCAACCCTAGTTCGCCGAAGATAGTCTCATCTGGCCCACTGCCAGCCGCATCCCATGATCCCGATATCTCCAGAGTTGCGGTCGGCTTTCCTGCCAGGGCGTTCTGCCAAGCGTCTCCGAAGGCCGTGATATCGGCCTCAGGGACGGAGAAATTCAGGGTTACACTATCAACCCAATCCTCCATCGCTACGCTGTCAAAAGTGATGTCTGTATCCTTCCCATGAACTCGTGCCATTTTTACACCTCCGCTGTGTATTTGCTCATTACGCTCTGACGAGCGAATTTGAAACCTGAATCGTTGCGTTGTACTTCGCCGCGTCGCCAACAGGCAGTTGAACCTTGTATGCGCTCACATACGATCCCACTGCCCCGGACGCAGTGCTGGTAAACGTGGTTGTGCCATTATCCGGGCTAAACACGGTCGTTTTTGTACCGTTCCCGATAGCTCCGATCAGCGTCTTATGCCCCTGAGAAGCGTCAATGTCCAATGCCCCAGAAATCTCATAAGAATGGCTTGGCTTTCCAGCTAACACATTCTGCCAAGCATCCCCGAAGGCTGTGATGTCAGCTTCAGGGACCGTCGATGCCTGGGTAATGCTGCTCAACTCATCGTCAAGATCGACTGAATTGAAGCTGAACTTAGCTGATTTCCCGTGTACTCTACTCATGTCTCACCTCCATTAGATAGGCACAATGGCGAATGTCACCAGCACATTGTAGACAGGAGCACCGCCGCCAGCGGTGCAAACAGCCCGCCACCATGTATCGGCGATAGCTCCGTCTTTGGTCTTAATCTCCGCTGTGGCGGTGGTTGTAACCTGAGTGAACGTGATTTGCGTTGTTGCGCTGTCAAACCCTTCGGCTGCATCGCTCTCAATAGTTACGTCCAGCGTCCCGCCTGCCGCCCCAATAACATGCAGTGTAGCGACCACCTTTTGGGCTGCACTGACGGCCCCTAATTCGTAGGCCGTCCCTGTAACCGTGCTAGTGATGTTTGTATCCCTCTCCAAGATCGTGCCGTCACCCAGAGCGTTGCTGCCTCCCCATGTGCAATTCAAAGCGATTGCATCCCCAACGGGCGAAGGGATAGTATCAGCAGTCAAATGTGCCTGAGTGGTCCACACCAACCCACCGTCTGCCATCGCAGCCGGAGATATGGCCAGAAGATTATCGGATGCCAACCCGAGATCCGCGAACATCTCTGCATCCTCTGTAGTCTGATAGAGAGCGTTCAACGTGATATTAGTTTTGGCCTTCCCCTCCAGAAATGTTTCTGCCCCATCGCTGAAGGCGGTGCATGGGGTCAAACCATTGGATATTTCTATATCCACAGAGTTCGATATCCCACTGAAATCAAACTCATCCACTATGACGTCACATGCTTTCGCGTGTTGTCGGCTCACTGTTCACCTCCGGTATCGGTTTCGTGTAAATCCTGATCGCCTTTTCTTTCAGGAGTAGGCTCACGTCTACCCCCTCATCTCCGTCAAAACTGAAGATGTCTCCCTGTTCAATGTGGCTAACTACTCCCTTGCTCACCAGCCTCAACGGGCGAAGTGCCACGTAAGGGATCTCGTTGGCGTTCATTGCCGCTGGCACTCCACAAGCCATTCAGAGGAGCAGAACGTCATCCCGCCCCATTCGGTGAACCCTAACCCGGTATTCGATTTGATAATTGAGAAATCAGCAGCACCCCCGAGGGTGTCATCACCGAAAATGGCCGCATAGACTGAATAATCGCCCGTGGTCTCCAGATAGGGCAGCATTTTGTCATATTGGATAACCTGATCAGTCCGGGCAAATAGGAGGACCACCCGGAAATTACACCGAACAGCCCCGCCGAAGGTCAGATCATATTCAATCAACCCAGGAATGACCAGTGCTGCAGGCGTAGAATTGACCGACCCGGGGAGAGCATTCGGGGCGTATGATCGCCCCTTTAACGTCGATATCGTTTCCAGTCGGGTGACCAATCCCTCTCCCATCGCCTCAATTGTCATATCTGCTCAATTTCTCCCTTGATTTTGGCAATGATTTCATCCTGGATTTCTTGCCTGTGAGCCTCTACCGTGGGGTAGAAAAATGGGTGAGCACGCGCCGGGGCTGGCCCTGCGTGTCCGTGCTCTACCAAGTGCGAATGTGGGGCAATGGAATATTGAGGCCGTATCAGGGCAACAACGGGGTACTCTGATTTCCTTGGGAGCAGCTTCCGTATTTGCCCGCGCTGTAGATTCCCGGTTTTTCCCCGTGGAGCCGCTTTTCGGATGTATTTCCTCAGTTTATCCGCACCAGTCAGGACAATGGGCTCCACATTCTCCTTGCCGATTTTGTCCGCGAGCTTGTCTAGCTTATCGGCGAACTGTGCAGTACCTCTGAGGTCAAAGGAAATCATCAGCAGAACTCCCGCTTGACATACGGAGCCAGAAGGTCGGCAATGATAAACCGCACCCTCGGATCAATCGCCTGTTGTCCAAATTCAGACCCGCCGATGACCCCGGTGTACCCGGATTGCTTCTGCTTGTAAAGCTCAACCGCCTTGATCAGCGCCGCTCGCCGGACGTTAGCCGGCACGGTCGATTGATACCCCCAGTTCCCGACGATCTGCACAATTTTGCGATAATTGCCACCAAAATCGGAATATGAGCGAGTTGTCCGGTCAGATAGATAAATCATCGTCTTGGGCGTTGTGTTCGTCGGCCAGAGAATGTAGTCCGTATCGGCGGTGTATGTGTCCTCATATGTGCCGTCACAGTCGGCATCCACCTTGAGAGTTGTCACAGTCAGGAGATCATCAATAAAGAGGCGATCTTTGTCCGTGCCGTCAAAGTACCGCGTCCCGGCGGTTTCCACCGCGAAGGTCCGTCTGCAATGGTTGTCTACGAAATCTGAGGCGTCCTTGCACATCTGTTGAATAAAATCATCGGAGGTGTCAACGGTGATACTAAGCTCGCTCTTGACCTCATCCACCGTGACGTAAAGTGTAGGGTCGGCAACTACGATGGCGAACGTCGAGAGCTTTTCCTCGGTATTGGTTTTTGCAAGGTAGATTCTCGCGTGATAGGTGCCCGCCGTGTTGAAATCGCCGCTGACAAGGGTGTAATATCCTGTCCCGCCAGCCGCCGAAGTCCACGAGAAAGCCTTATCTATAAGCAGGTTGGCCGCTGTGTCCGGGTCTTTTCCGGGGAGCCACACCTGAAGCTTATAGGTCGTGTAGCTGCTACAATCTTTGGCAGTTCCCGCGCTGTCCGTGGCGGTGAGGGTGATATTGTACCCAATATCTTTTTTCGGTATGGTGATTTTATCCATTCTTCCCTCATTCGGTGTGAGTCTTCGTTGTTATACTGCGATCCTTAGTCTTCGAGGTTAGGCTTCTGAGTTTAGTCGCAATGGCTACCACCAGTTTAGGCATAGCCCAATAGGTATAGGATGCCGACACGGAAATCCCGATTGCCCGCGTCGCAGTTCGGACTATCCCCGCCGCTCGGCTTGCGCTGACGCTCAGGCCAACCTCCTCAGAGGAGGTTCGGATAATGGCCCCTGTCCGGCTGGCCGATACCGATAAGCCGATAATTGCACTGGCAGCCCTTTGGATCGCCGCTGCCCTAGATGCAGACACGGAAAGCCCGATTGCCCGCGTTGCCGTTCTGAGTATCCCCGCCAGTTTTGATGCACTGACCGCTATACCGATTTGGTTCGAGGCAGTTCTGATGGCCCCAATCAACCGTGACGCCATTTTGTATCTGCGAAGTCATACCCGTGCCTTTCTCTTTGTTTTCTTATTCTCAGGAACCGATTGACACTTATCTTCGATCGGTGCTTGAGAATGAGAGTGAGCCGATTTTCCGCACTGGGAACATACAAGCTCACCGTTGAGCCAGTTGAAATATTTACACCGACATTCCATGATTCCCTCCTTAAACATGGCCCCTGCCCCGGGTGAAGGAGGACACCCAAGGCAAGGGCCGGATTGTTTAACTAGGCAAGCTGAGTGCTGGGAAGCTCAATCCAGAAGATTTGAGCGAACCCAGAGACAGCCACCGTTCCGCCCCAATGGATGAACAGCGAAGCCGGTCCGACGATATACGGGGGATTCCTCGGCTCGTATACCAGTTCAGGCCGGGTCCACATGGCATTGGCCGGTGTGCCGTTCATGTCGGCAGTCAACTGCATATGGAACAGGTCGATACTCTCAGTCGGGTCGGTTGTGTCGGCTGTGCAAGAGCACTTAACCGTGCAAGTCGAAGCGTTCCGATTGGTCAACGCAATCCTCATGTTTTTCGGGGTAATCGTAGTGGTCCAGGTTCCGTCAAGAGCCGCCGCGACGGTTGCCGCTGTGGTGTCCACATAACACACGGCCTCAACCTCATCGGCATCGGTAGCCGCCAGAGGTGTGGTCAACTGAACCGCTATCCGAATCGGCACGATGGTTTTTCCATCGGGAATTATCATGCCGAATTCCGGCTGGTCGAGGTCGATGATTGTGCCGTTGCCGCCTCCGACTATCGGAGTGCTCAGTGCGCCGACATTGGCAATGAATCCGTATCCTTCGAGGATTGCCGCCTGAATCCAGTCAGCGACAAAGGTCTCGCCGCGCCGGGTTGCATATGCCTGGGAAGCCGCTGCTCCATCTGGAATAATGTACTTTGACGCCTGTTGTACCAAAATATCCGACATTTCACTCTCCTGTGTTTTTTGTTTTATTTGTTCGCTTGGGTTAGTCGCTCAGGTAGTATTCGATGAACAAGTTGAACTTGCCCGCCGTCAGGGTTCCGGTTCCGATGACTACGCCGGGTTTTCGCTCGGCTGTCATTTTGATAGCCGCTGCCGCCGTTCCCACCGGGACGAGTGCTTTCAACCCAGTGGTTGACCACGGAGCCCCGCTTACATCAGCCGCCGTGATTAGGTCATTCGCAGATTGTGCAGTTGTCACCGCCGCCGTCGCACTGGTCGCGCTGGTAAGGGCTGTGATCACGTCTACAACGCCATCCCACACAATCGCGTTCTTGGGTAGCGGAGTCCCGCGAAGTGTAATCGTAGTCATGGCCCCGCCTTCTACGGCGTAGTCATACGAGAACTTCGCTACTCCTCTCTGTTGAGCGCCTTCAATTA